TGCTCTGCAGAATCCAATCTTTACTCCTTATGCCAAGGCAGTATATGATATTAATCTAGAGCAATATGGATATGGAGTTGGACTAGAGCGCCCAACTAGCGTGTTTGGCTGGTTCACTGTTACTCCTGCTTTGGAGTACATTAAGTTAAGTGATTCTGCTAATGCCATTGCTAAGCTTGGAGTGAGCCGAGTATTCTTTGAGCGTCTAACAGTATTTGCTGAAGCTACTTATGTTCAGAATGATTTTGATGTAAATACCTTTAACTTTGCTCGCAAGGAGTTGAATGGCGAGGTGGTCGGGGCTGGTGGTTTGCGCTGGACCTTCTAATAAGTAAAGAATAAATTAAATTCGCCCCTAGGTTGAAAAACTTAGGGGTTTTTTGTTTTTCTTATATAATAGCTTTAATGTCAAAACAAGATAAGTCCCCAAAGATTCTTCAAAGAGATAAATTCAAAGAAGAAATAAAGATTAGAGATCTCAATTGGACAGACAAACAAAAAGAATTCATAAATATAGCCCTGAGTAAGGACGTAAAGATGATTTTCATTAGCGGCCCCGCCGGGTCGTCTAAGACTTTGCTAAGCATCTATTGTGCTCTTCACCTAATTAAGGAAAAGAAGGTTAGTGATATTATGTATATCAGATCTCCAGTAGAGAGCAGCGATAGCAAAATCGGCTTCCTGCCCGGAGACGCAGACGAGAAATTAAAGTACTACAACTTACCCTTTGCTGACAAGCTAGACGAACTCTTATCTAAGCCATCTATTGAAGCTCTTAATAATCAAGGCAGGCTTCAAAGCCATCCATTGTCATTCGTGCGGGGCATGAGCTGGAACTGTAAAGCCATTATTTTAGATGAAGCTCAGAACTGCACTCAAAAAGAAATAGTTACCCTAATGACAAGAGTAGGAGAGTTCAGTAAGTGCTTTATATTAGCAGATCCTGATCAATCAGATTTGGCTTATGGCAAGTCTGGCGGTTTCGAGAAGCTTCAAGCTATGTTCTCAGACGAAGAGAGCAGAGAAAGAGGCCTTTACTCGTTCCACTTCACTGAAGAGGACATCAAGAGAAGCGATTTAGTAAAATTCATAGTTAAAAAACTAAAGGTTCTTTCTCCAACCGTTCGCGTATAAATATTTTGTTAACACAGCAGAAAATTTACGAACATTCTTCTCTGATTTATCCCAAAAAAACGCATGAGCGAACTCCTCAATAGTAACAGACATTTCTCTTCGAGGCAAGAGAGATGCCTCTATAAATATTTGAGGACATTCATTCTCTGGAGAGTCGCAAAGACCCTCCGCCTTGTCTCTAGCGGGTATTTTGATTTTACTAACAGAATACTCTACACCCTTGTCTGTCTTAAATTTAAAACTTTTAGTGTTTTTTTTAGGCATATGGTGTATAATCTTTAATATGAAAATCTATTGTCAAAAGTGCGGCTCTGGCACAGAATATTCTTTCAATAAGCCAAAATTTTGTTCTGGTTGTGGCTTTAGCTTTTCTATTGTAGCTAGTGCAGCTCCAAAAATCATAAAAAATACACCTAGAGTTACACAAATAGACGAAGAAGAGGAAATCTCTGTAGAAAGAGTGCCCGACATTTCAAAATTAGACTTTGAAATTGATGTAAAGCCCAACAAAGGATCAAAAATGCAAAATTTGATGGGGACTTATAATGGAGAAAGCAATAGCAGTCCAGACTTCAAAGCTCAAAGCTTCAATAAGCAAGAATCTTTGGAGTCTTTTAAGCGAGAAGCGGGTTTTTACCCATCTCGCCAATCCATGAATGAAGAAGAATAAAATAAAATTTGAATCTTGCATCAATTTAATTAATACTGAAATCTTAAAGCGCAAAAACAAGTGGACCTTGTCAACGCTTAACTGGATTGATTTCGAAGATGTGTCTCAAATCATAAGATTCCATATTTATAAAAAATGGGAGCTTTACGACGAGAACAAACCCATGCTGCCTTGGGTTAATAGAATCATATCTAATCAAATAAAGAATCTAATAAGAAACAACTATGGAAATTATGCCAGACCTTGTTTAAAATGTGCCGCAGCTCTAGGAGAAAACGAATGCCGCATATACGGCAAGCAAGAGCAAGCTTGTCCAATGTTTAATAATTGGTCAAAGACTAAAAAAAATGCTTACGATTTAAAAATGGCAGTGTCTATAGAAGATCACTCTTACGAAATCAATAATCAACTTTGCGTTAATTTAGATATACAAAAAGCAACTCAAAATTTGCACCAAAAGATGAAGCAAATTTTAAAACCAGTAGAATGGAAGGTATATGAGCTATTATATATTGACTATAAAACAGAAGAGCAAGTATGTAAGATTTTAAAATTTAAATACGATAAAAAAGCTAAGAGCGCTTACAACAAGCAACTCAAAAATATCCAAAAGTCAATAATAAAAAAAGCCAAGCAATGTTTGGCTAACGGAGAAATAGACCTATGACAGAAATAGAATTAACCCAAGAACAAAAAGACATCATTATTCGTACTTGGAATGATAGAAAAGAAAATCCTCCCAGTTTGCAAGAGTTGACTCAGATTGTTTTCTCTGAAATCCCAAATATAGATGGAAGAAGCGTCTATGGGAAATGCGTAAAAAAGTTTTTAGCCTCTAGAGATTTAAAAGTTAAAACTAAAAGCGAATACACTCCAAAAGACAGAGTAGTTTTATCTGACGAGCAGAAAGATTATATTGTTAACAATGCGGCAATGATGACTGCCACAGAATTAGCCAGAGATCTTTTCGATAATTATGGCTTAACGAATTTATCTATAGAAGCTCGCTCTATTCAGGAGTATTTAGATAGCTTGCCCAAGCAAGTGCAAACTTCAGCCGGTCTTGCCTCTGAAGAAGAAAGTCAAGAAGACTACAAGCCGCCCAAAAACCAAGAGAGATCTATAGTTAGAGTTAACAGATATGTTTTAAATGGAATAGATAAAGATAAAATTACAGCTAAGCAAAAAAAAGATTTAAATTCTTTAATTTCTTATCTTCATACTTATAGATTTTTACACCAAATAGCAACTTATACAAATACTGTCGACAGGGATTTATTTGAGAGCAGCTTTGTCAGATACACTTACGATAAATCAGATTTAACTCAAGAAGAGGTAGATCAATACATAGTCTTGGCTACTGAAGTCGTAATCTCTTCTAATATTCAAGAAACAATAGCTACTTTACAAGATCAGATAGATCAAGAAGTTTCGTCAGGGTCAAAAATCCCAATGCCTCTAGTGGAGGCAGTGACTTCTGCTCGCACAGAATACAATCAGTGCGTTACTCGCCAACAAAAACTGCTCAACGATCTAAAAGTCAAGAGAAGCGAAAGGCTTTCTAGTCAAGTAAAAGATAACGCCTCTATTCTTAATCTAGTGCAAATGTGGAAAGACGAAGACACTAGAAAAGAAATGATAAAAATGGCAGACATGAGAAGAGAAGTTTTAAAAACTGAGATTGGCCGCTTATCATCTATGGATGATGTTAAAGCTAGAATTTTTGGTTTGACAGAGGAGGAAGTATTAGATGGTTAAATGTAAAATTTGCAATTTAGAATTCGAAACAGATAAACTTTTTCATGGACATCTCAAATCTCACAAATTGAGAATGGTAGAATACTACCAAACTCATGAGCCGAGGTATGATTTGCTTACTGGAGAATTAATAAACTTCAAAAACAAAGATTATTACTTCTCTAATGACTTCAATAACAAAGTCTCAATGAAAAAGTGGTTGAAAGAGCAAACTATAGACGCCCAGAAAGATTATTTAAAAAAATTTCTCTCGCAAAGAAAAGAAAAGCACAAACTAGTTTATGCGCCTACTGAAGTTGAGCTTCGCTCTATTACTAGTCCTCCTGTTCCTTATTATCACAGTCTTTTCTCTGATTATTATAGGTTGTGCGACGAGATGGGCTTTAAAAATAAATATCAATACCCAAAAGAAGAGCTAAAATATAAAATTAAAGACGGTTTTAGTATTTATATTGATACTAGAGAGCAGATGCCTCTAGTTATAGATTACCCTACCGAAATTAAAGGCCTAAAATTCGGAGACTACGCTATTAATGACCCAGAAAACAAATGTTATATAGAAAGAAAGTCTATCTCTGATTTCATTGGCACAATGAGTGGTGGATACGATAGATTCTGCCGTGAAATAGAAAGATCAATAGCAGCAGAAGCAAATCTAATAGTATTGGTAGAGCGCCCGCTTCAAGAGTGCTTGAGCTTTCAGTATCTTAATTACGTCTCTAAGAAAATAAAAGTCACTCCAGAGTTTGTTTTCTTCAATGTGAGAGAGCTAATTCAAAAATATAATAATGTACAATTCTTATTTGTAGACGGTAGAGAAGAATGCGTTAGAATAATGAAAAAAGTATTTTTTAGTAAAAGTCAATACAAAAAATACGACTTACAATTAATGTACGACTTGAAACTACTATAATATGTGGCACGAAACAACAAAGTATAAAAAGAAAACAGAAAACTACAATGAGATTTTTAAAAAGCTTCAAGGAGAGTTAGAAGACAAGGAAGCCAAGATAACTCTTTGTAAATTTCTACGCCAAAATTTATATTTTACTACTTATTTACTAACAGGTATTAAACTAGCGCCTTATCAGGAAATTACTTTGAAAGGAATGTTTAATAGAAATTTTAATATGTGCGTTTGGGGTCGTGGTTGCTCTAAGTCTTTCATTGCTAGCGTGTATTGTGTCCTACAATGCATATTTGAGCCGAACACGAAGATCCTAATAGCTGGCCCTACGTTTCGTACAGCTAGAGCGATATTTAATAACATAGAAAAAATGTCTGAAAGCAAAGGCGCAGATTTACTGCTGCAAGCTTTTGGAGCTAAGAGCAAGAGAAACGATCTTTACGAATGGGACATTAATGGCGGATCTATTAGAGCTATTCCTCTAAGCGGCGAAAAGATTCGTGGTTTCCGCGCAAACATTCTTGTACTTGACGAGTTCTTACTTCTTCCAGAGGAAATTATCAAAAATGTATTGATGCCATTCCTTGTCGCCCCGCAAGACATGACAAGGCGTATTAATATTCGTGAAATGGAAGACTTGCTCATTGCAGAAGGCAAGATGAAAGAAGAAGATAGAATGGTCTTTATAAATAACTCTAAAATGATAGCTCTTTCTTCTGCGAGTTATACTTTCGAAAACCTTTACAAGACCTATCAAGAGTGGATCAATAAAATAACATCGCCAGAGAAAGAAGACTCTACTTATTTCGTTTCTCAGTTAGGCTATGAGGCTTTGCCGCAAGAGATGATAGATAAAACAATTATTGAAGAAGCTCAAAGTGGTGGAACTTCTCACTCCGCATTTCTTAGAGAGTATTGCGCTCAATTTACTGATGGATCTGATAGTTATTTTAGCGCTAAGAAAATGGAAGAGTGTACTTTGAAAGATGAGCTTCCTCATACGCTGATTAAAGGATCTACTAATAAAAAATATATTATTGGAATTGACCCAAACATGAGCGATAGCCCAAATGCAGACTATTTTGCTATGGCGGTGATGGAGCTAGACGAAGAGACTGGAGTAGGAATACTAGTTCATACTTATGCTGGGCTTGGAAATTTAAATAACCACGTTAAATATTTTGGATATCTAATGACTTACTTTAATGTTGTTATGAT